CTTGCCTCTGGCTAACACTTCCCCTTGCCGGGCGTGTAGAGGACTTTCACCTCCAAGTGAGTGCGCCCTGCCGGGCGCACCATAAAAAAACCCGCTCAAGGCGGGCTTAATATCGGGCAATAAAAAACCCGCCGAAGCGGGCTTGAATAAACGATCGTACTAAATACAGTGTTCGTTCCATAAAGAAACGAAATTGCCGGTCTGCTCTCTAACAAACACCTCCCCGGTAACAGTATTAACCATGAACTCTTTATCGCCAGTGAAGCCACCAAAGGAGTTTTTAGCGTTCAAATACCCACAAACGTAAGGTTCACTGTAGTGGGAGCGACTAATCTTTGCAGATTCGGGATCTTTCAACCCCGACCTTAATATCTTTTCTGCAGCCATTACATAAGCGTATGACTTGGCATTCTCTGCATCAGCAAGCTTTTGCTCTTCGGTTTTCTGCGGCTTTGGTGGGGTAGGCGGGTCTTCACTCAACATCGCATTACCCGCGACAATAATAACGGTAAACAGAACTAGCCAAGTTACAAAGCTGGTTTTCTTCTTTTCCACGAGCATTCCTCCCTGATAGATAAGGAGAATGTATCGTATGCCAGCACCGAATCCCAGCCTTAGCTGGGTTCGGTTTTTACCTTCTTGCTTCCTAGTTGGTAGCTAGCGCCCTGTCACAGATCGCACGTGCTTGTCGTTCAGCTTCGCCCAGGGGGTCCGCATACTGACGCTTTAGCATTCCTGCAATTCCGCGCCCATCAGCCAGATAGTCATGAATCTCAATGCCTGCCCTGCTACCCAAGCCAGTCAGGTGCTTATACAGATCATGCTTGGCAAATATTTCGTAACTCTGTCGCATGCAGCTGATCAGTGCATTCAGGTTAAGCCAGTCGTCAAACTGCTCGCGCTTCTCTTCCTTGGGTAGCCACTCGCCTTCAAGGCTGTACGCGGCGACAAAATTACAGGCGTCAGCAAAATCCTTATGCGGTATCAGCTCGGTGCGCGCAACGTTGAAACGGGTATGCAGGCGGCGATGCATTGTTTGCATGAAACCGAGCCGTCTTTCCTTTGGCACGTGCTTGGCTTTGTCGCTGATAACGCCCTTGATGGCTGTCAGCTCGGAAACGCCGATTGCTTCCAGCACCAAAGCACCCATCTGATTGCGGCGATCTTCGTAGCGTCCGTGCTTACGGATGGCCGGGAGTACTTCGGCGGTAACCCATTTCTTGAAGCGCTTGGCTTCGGCTTTGCGGCTGCGCAGGATTGCGGAGTACAGGCCAGACTCGTTGATGACCAGCATTTCCTGGTCTCCGCCAGGGGTCCCCACAATGTGGGTACCCTTCTCATCACTGTCTAGCCAGCGCGTGAATCGATCCGCCTCGCGATACTCAAGCGCTGCGGCAACATCCTTGGCGACAAACCAAGGCTGGTCATTAATCAGAGTGGTGCGGACTTCTTTCTTGTCAAAGCTAAACGGAATGATCTGAGCGGCATTCATGGTGAAACTCCTTTGCTGTTGGAGTTCGCCACCTTCGTTACCAAGCGAGAGGGAGGCGAACCGTACGCGGGTTGGTAAACCGGGGCAAAGGGACCCGGCAGGGCCGAAGCCCTCCCACGCACGGCCCGCCATAAAGCGGGCACAAAAAAACGCCATACAGGCGTCGTGCGCCTTTGCTTACTCGGGTTACCAAGCCCGGTCGCTGAATTGGCAGCGACGGGCAAACTATGCACCCGAAATTTCAGTTCGTCAAGCGGCATCCAATCCCAACGTCATCTGCAGTTGCTCGCGCCAATGATCTACTTGGCATTCCAGCCCCGGCTTTTTCCAGCGCCAGGCGGCCAGCTCTTTGCCACTCAGGCTTGCGACGTGCCGCGCATCGTCCAGAGCCTTACAAGCGCGCTCGAATTGCTGGCGTTCGTTAAGCTCGCCATGCAGTAGGGCGTCGATGTGCAGGTCGCACCAGACGGCGAACTTAACATCCAGCCATCTTGCAAATGCTACAGCCAGCTTCGGGTGCAGCCAGGTGCCGCCACCTCGCCCGCGTTTTGTCAGAATTAAATCCCCGGAATCTCGGGTATTTAACGCCTCTGCCAATGCCTGGATGTATTGCTTGGTTTCAGCGTTTGCCAGCCAATGGTCTACGCGCTTTTCATAGCGACCAGCCACATCAGTTGCATTAATCCACCCGGCAGTATTGAAACGAACCGGCTGGCCTTGGTAATGAAATGGAATCACGTTATTCATGTGCAGCTCCTTCCGCCTGTAAAGGGGTAAGCAGGCAGGGGCGAAGGCGGAGCAAACCGTCCCTTTTCGGCTGATCTGGCCTAGCCTGCTTGTTGCACCGCCTTTCGGCGGGCACAAAAAAACCCGAAAGGCGTGAACCTGTCGGGCTTAGTTGTTTGTATACCGATACCAACTTTTTCTTTACTTCCACTTCTCCATCGCCTGCTCCAGCGTCATAGGCGGCTCTTCCATGTGCGGCATGAAGTCGTAAATCTTGTAGCCGCCGTTCTTGCTGTGCGCGTTCGCATAGAGCGTTGAAAGCTGCGCTGACCCTCGTTCTACACGCATACCCAGGTTGAAGCCGCCGCGAAGCCTCCTATACTTCATCCATTGCAGCGCCTCTTGATAGCCGAGTCGCTGCTGGGCCTCAGCGATGGTGTTACCTCCCACCCCGGACAGGACGAGCTCGTGCCAGAACTCGTCCAGTTCGCTCAGCTCTTCGTCTTTCCCGCGCCGTTGACCTCGCCCATTACGCGGAGCAATTCCAGCACCAGCTCACGACTCATTGGGCCGCGCTCCGGATCGGCTTCACCGGTAATGTCTGCCGGGGTAAATACCGCCTTGCCCTCGGCATCACAGATGCTGGAAGCGATGCGGCCGGCAAACGGGTCTGATTTGCTGATAGATGAGGTAATGTCGGCCATGGCTGCGGCGTAACCAATCCGGCGCACGTAAGTAGTAGCTGTATGTTCGGATAATCGCAGAACATGGTCGCCGTCTTCGGACCGATGCCACTCTTCATAGCTTTCTTCGTCGCCTGCTTCACCTATCCTCACAAGTAGGTATAGGTTTTCCCCGTCCACAAAGTCTTCGCATAGATCGACGCTAATGTAATCGGCTTGCTTCCACTTGATTTCCTTTTTCACAGGGGCGCCCGTGAAGGCGCCCGCTGCTTTGAGGTTTTCGATGGTCAGGTTCATGGGGCTACCTTCTTAACCCAGGTGCTGCCACCTGAGCGCTGAATGGTCATTGCGGTGGTGACTACTGCGCCGATCTGGAAGTCGAAGGGGAAGTCCGCGACATAGCCCTGAAATACCAGCCAGGTGCGCGTTTCAGGCAAGATAAAGTCGCCCGCACTATCCACGGTCGGTACTGCTGTTCCGTCGGACCACGCAACAGCCCATTTAACCGTAGGCGCGGGATTCTCTTGGCTCATTTCGTGGAGGCGGACGTGAGATGGCACCTGCGGGTCAGCATTGACTGAAGCGGTGGCCTGCCCTGGCGTGCGCAGCCCAGAAACGTATTCTCGGTCAAAGCTTTCGAGGCAGGTAGTTTCAATTGGGTCAGCAGGCGACCCGCCGGGGGTCAGTGCGGTGGCACACTGAACGAATCCGACGGAATCATCCTCGGGGTCAATAAAGAACACCTGCGTGCCTTGAGTTTGAACGCTCATTGGTAATACTCCTGTTGCGGGTTTTCAGGCATAAAAAAACCCGCAAAAGCGGGTTGTTTGGGGTTGCTCGTTTTAGCGCGACTTGAACCAGTCAACGCTGAAGGTGTAACGGTATCGCTTGGTTTCCGGGTCTTTGCTCTGGCCGCCCCAGCTGGTGATATGGGCGTGCGGCTCGATGGCGTCTCGCAGCGCTTTGGCGACATCGGTTACTGATTCGCCGGTTTTGCCGTAGACATCTACCTGCAAGCTGTAGCTGTCCATGTCTGGCACTTGGTTGATGTAGTTCTCTGGAGCGCCGTTTATCACCTGCCATACGGCATAGGGATCAGTGATGCCCTCCGGCGCTTCGCCAAACGGCCAGAGACTTGGCGGATCGCCCAGCACTGCCTGCACGGCAGGAGAGGCAGCGCAGACTGGATAGATTGGTGCGATCACTGGACGCCCGCCTTTTTCTTGGCTGCTTTGATGGCTCGGTTCATTTTCTTCTCGTACTGGTCGCCGAACTCATTGATGGCCGCAGTGATATTGTCGGCAAGCGCGCGGCGCATGAATGGCGTTGCCGCGATGTCTTCTGTGCCAAACTCTTTATAGCGCCAGTGCCGGGTATCCTTGCCGGGCAATCCTTCCAGCGCCGATGACTTAGCATTACCACCTGCACCACCCATCACGCCCACACGAAACATCAGGTCACCCGTTCGCTTGAACGTGCGGCCAGACCAGCGCTCGACAATGTTCTTGGCAATGTTGGCGTCCGTCTCGGGGTCGTCTATCGCTTCGGCGTTTTGTCTTGCCTTGTTGCGCACCAGCTGGGCCGCCTTACGCAGGGCGAACCGGCCGCCCTTCTTCTTGAGGTCGTATTCGATGGCCTCGAACTTGCCCAGCACTTCAGCCAGGCCGCCGATATCCCATTGAACGGTATCAGTCATAACCCACCAGGCCCTTGAGTGCTTCCCCGCTTTCGATCTCTGCCTGGGCCCACTGCTTCCAGGCCAAGTCGTGCGCCCATTGTTCGCGGTCCGGCTTGGCGATCTCGCCCAGCTTGTGGCCGGTTACATCCCAGGCCATAGCGCCTACATCTGCGGTGATGGTCGGCACGCCTGCCAGCACTGAATCCACGGCGGAGTTGCTGTTGTAGCAGATGGTGACAGCAGCGCCGGCCAGATCCTGCTCCAAGGTGCCGCGTGAGTTGGTGGCCGTGCGCAGCTGCTGCTTGATTCCCTTGCGCGCAGTGAGCGGATGCGGGCGAAACTTCACGGGCAAGCCATAGGCAGCTGCAGCGCGCTCGGCGGTCTGCTCATACCAGGGCATCAGGTCTTTGCCCTGCAGACTGGCGTCGCCCGGCACCTGCCCCATCATCAGAACGTAGTCGCCGCCCTCTTTCCAGGGCTGCATGGTGAAGTGCTCGCGGAATCGTTCCCCGCCATCATCATGTGCCGCCGGGAACTCGCCGTGGCCGTTCAGGCCATTCCAGGCCAAAGACGTCCAAGCAAAGCGGTCGCCCATGTAACCGCGCTCGATCACCAGCACTTCATGGCCAGCAGCACGCAGCTTCTGACCAAGCCGCCAGCCCCAGCAGGCTACGTGCTTTGTTCTGGCTGCCTGCCCGTGTGTAAGGGTCACATCAAAGCCAAGCACCTCAAATCCGGCAGCAAGGGCTGATTGGTGTTCAAGCTGGTGCTGTGCGCGAGGGCTGGAAATCAGTGTGATATGCATACGCCAATCCCCATTGCTGAACCGGTGTCTATGAACTCAACACAGCGTTCTTTCTCGTCGGCAATCTCTGCCCATAGGCGGGGCACCTCAACCGGGTTGCCATGTACCTTCTCGCGCATGCCTTGACCTACAATGTCGTGAAAGGCGACCAGGCGGGCCAGCGGGCCATAGTTGAGCCAATCGGCCTTTGCACCCTTGTAGGTGTGGTCGCCGTCGATCAGGGCGGCATCAAACAGGCCAAGGCCCTTGATGCGCTCGATCACGTCTTTGTGAGTGCTGTTTCCCAGAACAACGTCAATGACATAGCCCTTGGCGCGCAGGTCTTCGGCCACCGCCAGCAATGCCTGCTCGGTTTTCTTCTTGCCCCACAGGCCGCCCGGCAGATCAACGGCGCAGCCATAGCTACCCACCGGCAGGCTGGTCATCACTTCGTGGAAGGTGTCGCCGTGGCGGCTGCCCACTTCCAGATAGCGCTTTACGTCATGCTCATTCAGCAGACTGATAAAGCTGCGCAGCTCAAATTCATTCTGTGATGCATTGCGGCCTGAGAAGGTTTTCAGCACAAGGCTTGCTCCAGAGTCATGCGCGGGAAGCAGGTCAATGCCGTTTCCCGTGAACAGTTAATGATTTCGGTTTGCTTGCGGTCGATCATGGCGAATTGCTGCAGCCACATGGCGCAGCGCTTGGCGTCCGGGTTCTTTGTGCTGGCGTGGTCGCCGTGCCAGTGGGTACCGCCCTTCACCGAGCAGTCATAACCCAACAGCAGCACCCTTGCCGCGCCGCGTTCGATGGCAAACTGAATCGCCCGCATGCCGCTGTTGTGCGGCTGGTTCGGTACCCGGTGCCGGTTGATTCCGTACTTTGTGTCTGCGCTCTGGTAGCTGGACCATCGATCTGCAGGCACATCAATCAGGTGTTGGTTGTGATCCCACCAGCCCGCGTCTGCGGCGTAAATCACGTCGGCAAAGCGTGCCATCTGCCATGAACTGTTCACGGCGATTGTTGGCAGCCCTGAACGTTCAACCAGTGCGCAGTCTGCGACAGTCAGGCTTGGGCCGCTGGCTATGCAGCAAACGGTTTTGCCTGACCAGATCATTTATCGCGCCCAATAAAAAACCCGCCGAAGCGGGTTTTGTGTGTTTGCTGGCACCTTGCATGCGTTGACAGCGCGTACTAATCCACGGGAGCCGGTGCCAAAACTCGTCTCGAAACACCCCAGCAAGGTGTCACCCATGCCGCGCGAATCGTCTATCCCGCTTCACATTACGGCAGATCCAAAGTCACCGGGCCCGGCGACCAGAGCCAGCCGTTCTGATTGAGACAATCATCCCTCATTAACACCTTGCGAGCAAGGCGCTGTCACATAATTCAGCCCGCTATCCGGGTCAGGCAGAAAGCCTGCCGGGTTGTAAATCTTGCCGTTATGGACCAGTCGCATAGTTGGCAGCAGCCCGTCACGATGGCGCAGTGTAATGCGGGCCACTATCTCAGACTGATTGGCATGCGCGGCCATGAAGTCTTTCACGCTCAGCGGCTCAATGGCGCAGGGTACGGACTCCCAGCCGGTGACGGTTTGCCAAGTGACAATCTGCGCGCCACTGTTCGGGTCGCGGCTCGTCACCTTCTGCTGAATGGCGATTCGGTGGCGCAGGCGTCCGGCTTTTAGGCTAGCCATGATTTGCATACTCCCCGTGAAGCGCATTCCGAACCTGAACAGCCCTGGATCTAGCAGCTTCCATGCTGTCGAAATGTCCGAAATACGATTTCTTCCCGTCAACGCAGAAGCTTACCCTCCAGCGACCGATGGATTTAATCCAGGACACGTTCTTCTCTCCCGAAGTGTTGTTTCTCGGGCGCCTGCGATTTTGACTCTGCTGACTCAGTGAAGCCCACCGGCAATTGCTCGGCTCGTAGTCACCATCAGATCTGATTCTGTCGATGGTCTTCCCTTTTGGCTGCTCACCCATGTCCGTCAGAAAGTTTTCGTAGCTCTCCTCCCAGCGGGCGCAAACCTGTATCCCAATGGCGCCGTAATGCTCCCATGCATCAGTGGAAGGCTGATTGCATCTATTGATCATTGATCTCCAAGCCTTGTAGGTAGGCGTTCTGCCGCCGCCAGCTGTATGCCCATGCGAAAGATTAAGCTTCGAAGTTGATTCTGGCACCAAGCAGCCACATGATCGCTTATGGCCAATTTTTATTTCATAGCCAAGTCCAACGCATTCGTTGCCGCAATCACAAACACAGTTCCAAATTGATGCGCCATGCTTGTTTGAGCCGGCGCGCGACAAAACTTTGAGCCTACTAAATTTCCGTCCTGATATATCGAGCGCGGCGCCCATGTATACCTCAGCTAAGAGTGGGTGTTCGTAACGGGTACAGCAGCGCGGTCACTGGCTTGGGTAGATAACCCTTCTCGTATGCGCCGTCTGCGTTGTTGTCGCGGTCTTTGTAGAAGTAGCCGACCAGCAGCAGCGTCGCCTGCTGAACCTCTGCAGCCACTACCATGTCGCCCTGGCTGTCGGTGACGTATATCGGATCGCCGCTGCTATCCAGTACCGGGTTGTAGTGGGCGTCCCGCTCGATTTCGAAAGGCGAGGCTGATTTCAGGTAGTTCTTGACTGCCTTGGATGCGGCGTTGACGTATCCGGTAATCAGGCTATCTGAATCGTCATGATCCATTTCCAGTTGGCGTTTGGCCTGCTCCAGGGTGACGTACATCATTTCAGCTTCACCCCTTTGTCAGGGTCATGGCTTGACGAGTTCGGGCGCAGGTCTTTACCGTCGCGGCCTTTCTTCACAGCCAGGCGCCAGTCGGCAGAGCCGCCGGGCACGCCTTCCGGTGCATCCTTCTGCGCAATCCAGTAGCAGCCGCCGTAGGTGGTGCCGTCGCCCCGCTCATAATCATCGTGCTCTTTGCTGAATACGCCGCGGTCTACCACGGCGGCAATCTTGACCGACTTCTCGATGACGGTGTCACCGGCCTGCATTTTCACGGTAACGGTGCGGCCATCTTCACCAAGCGTGAGGTCAAAGCTATCCAGCGGCAGTGCGTCCCGGCCATCCTTGGGTGCAGGCATGCGATCTGCAGCCTTGTCGAAGGTGTCGCGCGCTTGGCGCTCCCAGGACAGGGCAAGGTCTGAGAAGCGGCGCTCGAAGGTGGCGGCCACCTCGTCAATGGTCGGCGCTGGTGCTGGCTCCATGCCTTTGACCATCTGCTCGACGTGCTGCTTGATTGCGTCCATGTCGGCATCTTTGCCTGGTTCTGCTGCAGGCAGGCCTTTGACAGCCTCAGCAACCAGCTCGTTCAGCATTGGGCGAACGTCTTCAGTGGTCACAGACTCGCCATCCTTTGCCGCTGGCAGATCGGCCGCAGCCTTGGCCGCTTCTTCGCGGATCATTGGTGCCACGTCTTCAAGCGTGACGCTCTTGCCGTCTTCGCCCGGCTCCGGCGTGGGTAGCTCGGCAACTACATCAGCGACCATCTGCTTGATTACTTCGGGGTCAGCATCCTTGCCGTTTTCTGGCGCAGGCACCAGAGCTGCCGCCTGCTTGGCAATAGCATCAAGGTCGGGGCGTTCGTCCAGCGCTTTCTGCAGATCAGAAATACGATTGTCACGCCGTTGAAGCTCTCCGGCGAACTCTTTGCGCAGCTCGTCACGCACGCCGCCAACAATCCCGGTCATGATCGGGGCCAGGGCTTTTGCCTGGGCTTCAAGCTCACGCATTGATGGCACTGGTCATCTCCTTTTGGAAAAAGGCAGCGAGTGCACGCGCCTGGTCTTCGACTTCTTCGTCGGTGGGTGCGGGGTCTTCATCTGGTGCCGGCGCATTGCTGGGCAGCACGTTCTGGCGCACTTGCTCCAGCGGAAAGTCCTGCTGCTGCATGTACACGGTGTCGCCGCCTTCCAGCGGGGGAAGGTTGAACTCAAGGCGCGCGTTGTTAATGGTCTCGATGCTGCCCGATACCAGGGCACTGTGGTATTCGGCTTTCTTGCCCATATCCATGCGCATCAGGACCGTTTCATCCATATCCACGCGCAGTGGTGCAGCGTCCAGGCCTGCCGTCAGTAGCGCCTCCATTGCCTGGATGGGCGCTTGCAGAGCATCGTTGTAGTAGAGCTGGTTGATGGCATCCACGGTCAGGCCGGCAGGAATGCTGCCCAGTCCAACCTTGAACGGCAGGATGCCGAACGGCTGGCAAATCTGCTCATCGGAATAGCGCAACTGCTCGACCATCTGCGAGTCCACCGACTTTGATGCCAGGGAAACGAACTGCAGGCCATCACCCACCACGGCAACCTTGCCAGCATTCGATCCCGTGAAATTCTCGTTCCAATAGGTCTTCAGTCGGTCGGCGGTAGGGTCGGAGATAGCGCCCGGCGCAGAAAGGATGCCGGACGGCTGGGCGTTGTTTGCGAAGAACTCGGCAGACGATTTCAGGATGCGCATGTTCTTCAGCGCCGGCCAGTGTGCCGCCGCGATAGGCGGAAGGCCGATCAGCGGATGGAACGGACATATGCAGCGGTCGTGAATAATCTCGGACGCTGGCACAGTGATCTGGCCATCCAGCTCAGGCAGCTGGTTCAGGTTGTCGGTGTAGAGTTGATAGAACACTTCGCCGGAATCAGAAACCAGCGGCATCACGCGGCAAGGATCAAGTACGTAAACAGCGACCACGGTACCGCGGGCGTTCCGCCCCTTCAGGCCGTAGGTGTTGCCCTGTACCAGCTTTGACAGCGCCCACATTTCGCGGAATTGCTGCGGCGTCTGGTAATGGTTCGGGCGCGCCAGTACGGGCGAAAGGTCGGCATTCTCAACAGTCTGCCAGATGCCAGACGATGCTTTGCCCTTCAGCGCAAACGGCAGCTTGCCGATGTCTGTAGCGATGCGCGAAACGCAGGCGTACAGGGTCGGATACTGCATAAGCGAATCAAGGCGCTCTTCCTTGTTGCGCTGCCATGCCCCAGTGAAAGGCTCGCTGACCATCGGCCACCAGCCACGGGACGCAGGCACCTGCGACAAGGCTTTCTCGCGGCGCTTAATCTCCATCCCGAAAAGTCGCATTGGCGATCCTTTACTCTTGGTCTTCGGCTTTAGTCTTGCGCGCGCGGCGCTTGACTGGCTTTTCTTGCTCGTCTGCTGGCTCGGCATCCTCCACCGGCTCAACAGGCTCGACAACCTCAAGGGCTGGCACCTCTTCTGCGCGCATAACCTTCGCCATATAGGTGCCGCGCCCCAGCTTCTGCAGCGGAATAGCAAATCGCTCGTGCATGTCCTGCTGCCGGCCGCTCTTGTGCGTAAAGGTGACTTTCATGTTCTTCTCCATGCCATCTTGTAGAAGGGGCCGCAGCGCAGCCCCTTGAGCCAGATGGCTCGATTATGCCCAGTTAACGCCGGTCAGATACGCCACAGCCGAGTCGCGACGGCGAGCCCAGTTGATGCTGCGTTCTGCGCGGAAGCCGACCAGGTTGCGCTGCCACAAAGAGACCATGACAGTGCTTGCGGTGGTTGGATTGTCCGGCGCGTTGTCCATCTGCAGCGACGCCTCGGTAGACATCGACAGATCAATGCCGCCGTCGTCGCCCAAGTAGATGTCGCTGGCGTTGACCAGGGCCACGATGGCGCCGCTGGTATCGACAGGCACGTACTCGGAGACGATGACCGGCAGACCGGACAAGGTGCCGCCCATCATGGTGATGCCAGAGAACTCCGCCTGGCCCAGCGGGTTGACCATCAAGCTCAGCGACAGCGCCACAGTTGCCGGCATCACGAACACACCAGAGGTTGGCGCGTTGTTCGCAGCGATAAACTGCGCATACAGCGCTTTCAGGTCTGCCCGCACCGCATCAGCATCAGTGCCGCTGGAAACGATACCGGTAACGCCGTTCAGGATGGACGCAGGACTAACGCCGGCCGATGCGGACTTGGCTGGGTCGATGAAGTCAATGTCCAGACGCTCGCGGAGAGCTGCGGACAGTTGATCACGGATGATCAGGTCAGCGGACGGGCTCGAATCGCGAATAGCTTCCATGGTCGCCACAGCGATGTTTGCAACCTTCAACGGCTCCAGCGTGGTGCGGGAGAAGTCGAACTTGGTCAGCGGCTTGGCTTGACCCTCGCCAGTCCAGTAACCATCGCCGCCAGAAGTCTGACCAATCAACGGTACGCGGAAAGGAACCCGGCGCAGCGATGGAATGCCGCCCTGACCAAAGCGGCCCATGATGGTCTGCGGACGCAGGTACTCAACAAAGTCGGCGTACACAGAGGTTTCATCACCGACCAGCGGGCCGACCCATGTTGAGTCGCTGGTGGTCGCAGCAGGCACAGCAGCTTTCGTCACCAGACGGTGGGTAGCCGCAATGATTGAGTCTTGGCCGTCATACAGCGACTTGGCGATGTCGATAGCGCTGCGGTGCTCAAGGTGACCCAAGGCCAGACACTTGGCGGCGCGGGCGAATGCAATGCCGGGCTCAAGCTTCTGAGTATTCTTGGCGCGAACCTGCAGACCCTTGCCGATCTCGAAACCGGTAGATTCAGCAGCCTTTTCGCCACCTACGGATGGAGTGGCGGGCTTGGCGGTCTTGGCCTCGCGCTTCTGGCGATCGCGCAGCAGATCCAGGTGCTTTTCGATGGCGTCAGACTCAGCTTTCAGAGTGTCGTACTCTTCGCGCTGGTCAACGTCCAGTGTGGCGCCCTCTTCGGCGGACTTGTCCAGAATGGAATCCATGCCGTTCTGCTTCTGTTTCAGTGTCGACTCGAAGTCGGCAATTTGCTCAGCGATAGTTTTCATTGCATTGCCCTCCTGGGGCTTCGGTACTTTGATGTTTTTGGTGATGCTTGCCGAAGCGCCGGCAGGGTTACCAATGCGCACAACCGGGGGCAGCTTCTTGCCTGACGCGGCCAGCTGTTCACGGTCGAACGATTTGATTGAGGTGATGGTTGCACCGGCATTGGCCGGAATGGTTACCGCAGAAAGCTCGTTCCAGCCCCAGCGCAGGAAGTGCACGCCGCCACTATCGAGCATGCTGTATTCCTTGGGGCTGAACCCAATTGAGAGGCCGCGGACGAGACCTGTTTTGATAGAGGCCCAAGCCTCTTGCAATCGCGCCGTCATCTGCGCTGGCATATCTGCCGTGGGCGCAACCATCTGCGCGACGATCTCAATGCCTGCCTTGGTGACCTTGGCTTTGATCACATTGCCAATAGGCTCAATGTGGCGGTGCTGCCAGAGCAGCGGAACAGGTAGCGCGAACTCGGCGCCCTCCGGCTCTACGATGTCCCCGTCTCGGTCGGTGCCGGGCGTACTGGCGATGCCGGTAATAGTCCGGGTTTCATCATCGACCGCCTTGATTTGAATTGTGCTGTAGGCCCGGTTCACGCTATTGGCCAGCTTTTCCAGATCCATGCGGACCTCCAGAAACGAGAAAACCCGCCGGAGCGGGTCTGTTGGTTACTGCCCGGCCTTAGCCGAGCATGAACATTTGATATTTCTTGGTTGCTGCTGGCGGGTTGAGCGCCATTAGCGTTACGGCGTTGAGCATGGCCATAAGCGGGTCGATCTTCGACGAGCCGGAGGCCTGCTTGGTAATCAATATCGAGTTGGCGCGAGGCTCTATTCTGGCGTTGCCAACACACCAGGCCATCAGCGGTTGATCTGCCGGAGAGAATGAGCCGTCAGCCAACCAGCGCTCAGCGGTCTTGATAGCGCCGCCCAGCTTCCAGCCCTGGCTAACGCCAACAATCTTGTCGTTTGGAATGCCCCGCTCTTCCAACTTGTCCAAAATAGTGCCGAGCCCTACTGGGTCGCAGCCGATCTTATCCAGCAGGCCTGCGTCGTGAACGCGCTCGCAAATGTCGGCCAGCTCTTCGACGTCATCGCCTACCCGCTCAACAATGGTCAGGTGGCCATCGTTTGAGAAGTCTTGCAGCGCCGGGGCTATATCCTGCCTGCGAGTCAGTACCGAAGGGTGTGCCCATGCATAACCCCAACCCAGCTTGCGGCCCGTGTCCTTTTCCCGGCCTATTGCATACAGGCCAAGTAAGTCATCAAGGCCGCCGCCATCAACGCCAAGGTCAATAACTTCGCAGCGCTCAATAAGCTCTTCGAGCGTGCAGGGTTGTACTTGATCCTGCCAGAAGTCGGCACCGGCCCAGCGGTCAGAGCGAAGCGCCAAGCCGATCTCGATGTTCAGGTGCTTAGCAAGGAACTGCTGCAGCGATCCGTCCGTCTTGTTGATCTTCTTGCGAAGCTGGTCTTCAAGCCATTCTCGGCTGACAGATCGGCCTAAGTTTGGGTTGGTGATATGGAAGTTGGCCGGGTCCATGTAAGCCTTGGACTTCACCATGTCTTCCGGGAACTCGTACAACACGCCAAGGCAGCGCTTGTCGACGATTATGCCGTCCCGCACATCTCGGAAATATTGCAGCTTCTCCTTAAATACGCCGGCCGGTGGCTTGTCGCTCTGTGTGGTCATGTAGATGACCCAGCCTTCGTCGCGTGATACCTGCCCGCCCGTTGCTTCCATGAACATGGACTCAGCATTGGCTTTGGTGCCGAACAGCCAGTGCTCGTCAATCATCACCTTGCCAGCCTTCTTGCCTGACACGGTATCGGTATCTGCCGCCACCACCTTCAGGCTGTTACGGCTTACCCGGTGCGTAATTGTCCTGATGTGATCCTGAATCTGGAACATATCAGTCAGTTCATCGTCTGCCCGGATCATCCCGGCCGCAGGCTTGAAGCTGTTGTCCGCCACCTCTTTAGTTGGCGAGAGGATTAGATGCTCTTCCTCTTCCCTCCAGCAAAGAATCAGCGCTGTAAGCATGACGCCTGCAGCTATCGTGGACTTTGTGTTCTTCTTGCTGATCAGCATGTAGAACTCGCGGATCAACTGATTGCCGGTTTCCGAATCGTAAGCCCCAAATATCGCGGCAACGAAGTCAAACACCCACTGATCAGAACATTCACCAAACGTTGGCTTGCCTGGAAGGTCAGGAATGCGCAGCTGCTTGAATATCGAAAGCGCATGCTCTGCCTCGTCCGCGAAAATGGGAGGCGGAATAATCGACTCGCCAGCGACAAGGCGCGCAGCCCAATCGGGACAAGCCGTTGACCATTCCATTTACTTGACTGATCGCAAATGGCCGGGAGCCTTGGCAGCTGCAAACTTGCCACCAGCAACCTGTTTTGCTGCTTCGTTCTTCGCGGCCTTCTTTCCAGCATCGCTTTTCTTGGAATGGATGAAGTCGACGGCCTTTTGAGCAGCATTTCGACGGTCAAATACCTTGGCTTGCGGCTCATTCATCAGAGCGAGCAGCCAGGTCAGTGGATCTTCTGTGTACGGTATCGAGTCTAGAAAATCGCCGCCTGGCTCAAGCAGTGACGGGTCCGGCGAGTCATCATGAATTGAATCGCCATTGCGAGGCTCACCTTTAACATCAAGCTGAGCCTTTAACTTTTCAATGGATTCGACCACATCAGGGTCTTTTATCAGCCTCGAACCAGCCGCAGAAGCCGATGAAGCCGCGTATCCAGCGGCAATGGCCGCCTCTTTGTTTGTAGCGCCGCCCACCTTGGATTCGGCAAAACGACGCTTCTTGGTTGTGAGCGCCATTAACAAATTCCTTCAAGTTGGGAAATTTTCTGCAAATGAGATTGGGCGCGGTCAGGTAGCGCGGGCCTTTTAAACATTTTGACCTCCCCCCCCACCCCTACCAGCGGGGCTCTCGGTCGCCTCGCTCTTCAGCTTGCTTGTCCGAGTCGTGGCACGTCTTGCACAGTGGCTGCCAGTTCTTCTGATCCCAGAACAGCGACTGATCACCGCGGTGTGGAACCTTGTGGTCAACCACAGTGGCCGCTGTAACTATCCCTTTGGCTTGGCAGTAGCAGCACAGTGGATGCTTGAACAGGAACCGCTCACGCTCTCTCTGCCACTTGCCACCGTAACCGCGCTCTGCAGTGGTCTTGCCTGAACGCCAGCTCTCGCAGTCCGCTACCGCCATCTGACGCCCTTGCGCCATCTGCACCCGCGGCTTGACTGTGGTGAGCCTGCCCATCCTTACGCCAGCGTCCCATCAAGGTGGCGCACCGGCTGCTGGTCTTCATCAATGCCCTGGTCTTCACTCAACGCTTCGATCAATGTCAGCAGCAGCTCGTTGGTCTTGCGCTGCTCGGTCAAGATGAGATCAAGAGTGCCGGGCTGCACTTCTTCGTCAGAGAGCGTCGCCATTTCCATCTCCATAAGATCTATTGGCGGGTGGCTCTTCCACCATACGTTGTTGGGCCTTGGCGGGGTCTCTCTTACGTCCCTGACCATGCGCTCTCTCCCATGCAATGCGTGACCACTTGGCTATCCACTCTCTACGCTGCTGACAAGCTGAACAGGCCAAAGGTTAGAGACTCGGCAGGCAGAGCCTTACACCAACCCTTCCTACCTCAGTGCGATAGAAGGCATCGGACATTGTTGCCACCTCGATAAACCCAATATCAATACTCGCGATGCTTATTCCATATTGCTCAGCAAATGAACTGCAGAGCCCTGCTACTTCACGCTGAATCTCCCCGGCTAATGTCTGCTTAGCATTATTAAGCTCAACCAATGCAGACTTTGTTTGCTCTTGCTTGGTAGTCATGCTTTCTTCCTCAGCACAGCTGCTACATTCCCGCGTGCCTGCCATACCAGCGCAGCCAGGATAACGAACACGATCAGCAGGAACGGGTTAACGGGATCAATCGGCAGGCCCTTCAGCATTGACAGGAAGTTGTCCAGGGCATAGCCACCGGTTCCAACAGCCAGCATGTAGGCGCACACGCTCATGCCTAAGCGATAGCGGCAGCCCTGGGGGCAGAACGTGGCAAGCCTCCAGCAGATGTAGCTGCATAGCATCGAGGCAATCATGGTGTACAGATCAACTATCATTGCGGCTCCGGGTGATGAACTCTGCAATGGTGGTAATCCAGCCTGGCGTTTTCCCTCCGCCGAACCACTCCATGAGGCTGATGCAGATCACCACCGAAAACATCCCGCCCAGCAAGGCAGGGATAGCTGCCGTGCTGGTCCAGTCTCGTGCTACCAGCTCAGCTGATACGAAGTAGCCAGCGATCCACGAGAAGATGAAGTAGCCTGCCTTGGCCAACCAGCTCAGATCCTTTGAGAAAATCATGAAGAACAGCGCACCAGCAAACGCACCGGTCACAGCCTCAAGGTTCAGGCCAGGAACCAGCGGCGAAGCGGCCACCACTCCAGCCCCAGCGAGTGCGATGGCTCCACTGCTGATATCAGTCATACGGTCTCCGTAACGGCGAGGCCACACGCATGAGGCCAAAACGAAAAAGCCCGCTGTTGGCAGGCTAGGCATGTGAATCCCCAGCCACGCGCACTGTCACAGCCCGTCTGGAAACGAAGGCGTGGTGTGGTGACTGGAAAACTTGAATAAAAAGGCCTGATGGGGTCAGGCAAGGAGCGATGGCGATCGCTTTGGATAGGGATCGAGTAGGGAGCGGGATTACTCCCGCCGCCCTCTCACACCACCGTACGTGCGGTTCCGCATACGGCGGTTCATGACTGACACTGAAGGCGCCGC